GCGTCTCACGTTACATGTTAAGTAAGCTAGAAACACACCTTACTCATCCCAAACAATGTTCGAATGAAATGAGATTGCATGGTATTGCGAAGGGCGAGGAGTTCGTAAATGATCTTCTTGAGCGATACAAGTCCGAAGTTCCTAAGGTAGCAGGACCGGGCGCAGAGACAGGATACAAATCCGTGTTCATCTCTGAGCAATTACAAATTTGCCAGCTCCCCTTGAATCTAAACGATAAGATTTCTTTAATCATTCAAAATCAATTCAGGGTAACCAACAATTCATACAACCGGCAGCCTTCACTAAATAAACCCGTGAAGCAGGCCAATACCAATAAAAAGGGTGACACTTTGTTTAATGAGTGTCCGGACATAAAAGATAGGCTCTCACCCGATGTACTTAAACGGGAATGGGACGAGCTCCATCCTCTCTCGAATGAGAGGTTAGACATGGACGGATGGTGGGAAAGGGTTGCTAATCGAGTGATCCAATTATACAACGGAATCATAGACGTGCTCTACGTTGAGGTTTCCAGAATCCCCTCCAAGAAAGCCATGGAAAACTTCCTTAGGCGTTACTTTATTTTTTCGATCCTAGATATCCTAGAGGACAAATTTAAATTCCATTCTGGATATAATGTTTGTCAACTAGACGTGTACACCGAACTACCAGTAGCCGATCTCTATGAAAATGAGATACCAGGCGTAATAATAGGTGGTTGGGTTCGTCGATATATGGATTCCTCGAAAGTAACTTACGAGAAGAAACTCCGCTTAGCGATGTCTTTGCAGAACGCAAAGCGAGCGGCAGCTCCTATTTCCTGTGAGAAACAGACTAAGTCAGTACTTGACCATATGAAAAACATGGTCGGACTTGGTTATGTCGCTACAGAAGAGCAAAAGGTCCATTTAAAAGGGGTCATCCGTAGGGTACGGGACCTCGTTCGAATTTATTACCCAAGGCGGATACAAGATCGTATTCCGATATGGAGAGTTCCTTCTATTAGTGCTTGCCAAGAAAATGGTACGGCAAAAGGGGGTGCTATGGGCTATTTCCGGTCCACCTATCATCGACAGGACGTTTGTTCTCACGCGGCTAATCTTGTTGTCGAAAACCAATTAAAGGTTTCCGACTTCATAATAGACGAAGCTGGGCGCGCGTCTGCGATATGGGACGAAGGTGGGGATGACTTTTATCAAACAAGCATCCCGGTGTTTTCTTTCGGTTTCAACATCGAAGATTTACGGAAAACCTTATTATATGCTGCATTCGACACAGATCGTGTTGGAGCTACATATTATAAAGTCCTCGAACCTTTCAAGGTTAGGGGTGTTACCGTTGGAAACGCCGATATATATCACCTCGGACGGTTAGTTCAACCTGTTTTACACTCTTGTCTTCGTGACGAGAAAGGTCCATTCCGATTCATCGGAAAGAAAAATAATGTGGACGACATCAACGAAGTGTATTCGGGGACAGAACTCTATGACGAGAATCTGAGGATTTCTACCTCAGTCCGGCCTTGGAGCAAAAACTATCGAAATCGTTTTTGCAAAACTTTTTTTGTGGCAGGCGACTATAAAAATGCAACAGATAATATGCATCCCGCCTTGCCTTTAGCGTTTATTTCGGCTCTCGCTGAATTTACGGATCTCGGACCAGAATGGCTGAGAGTTCTCCGGTTAACCTTAGGGACACACATGATTGATTATTCCAAATTTTGGGATCATGAATGTGCATCTCGTATTGCGTTTTCCAATAAGAACGATCGGGACTATTTCTTCGAGAATCTCGTTGTCGAGACGAAATGGGGACAGTTAATGGGTTCACCAACCTCATTCCCAGTCTTAAACATAGTTAATGCAGCTATGCTTTGGTACTCTGTTGACCTCTATGAAAATAAAAAGAAATCATGGAGAGATTTACTGGCGGAATATAAACCGCTGTTTAACGGGGACGATATATCCTTTTGTTCAAACGGATCTCATTATGCGATCTGGAAGGATGTTTGTGCAGGCTCTGGACTATCACTCTCACCTGGTAAGAATTATTGTTCTGTTAACTATGTTAACATAAATTCTACCAATTATATTAATAAACTAACCCCATCTGATAAAGAGGGGTTCACGATTGCATCGCAATTCCGTGAACTGTTTGTTATTAACCCTGGACTTTTAAAAGGTCAGGCGAAGGTGATTGAGGACCAAAGACGAGGGACGGATCATAAAGAAGGGCTTATGCCGCTGTGTGATCAACTTGAAACCTGTGTTGCTATTGCTTCCGAAACTGAAAGGAACAGATGTTATGAAGTATTCCTTGGGCACGTTGAAGAACGACTCAAGAAATCACATCGCTCTTGGATTCTACCCAGACATCTGGGCGGTTTAGGTTTACCTATTGGGACTGTAAATTTGTCTCAGTTGGAAATAGCTCTACAACAATGTAAGAGTTACAAGGATCTTAGTGATCTAAAGGAAGAGGGTATGTTTCAAGAACTCTCTAATAATTATTGGGCCCAGCTGGAAGAACTCTTCGCAGGTACTCCTGTTCAATTTAATAAACCTCAAGTTTTAGAGATGTGTCAAATTGACCCGAATACTGGACTAGAAGAGACCCCATCATTAGCTATGATGTTCCTAGACGCTTCGACATGTAAGAAGAATTACGTCGAGAAAGAAAACAAAGAAGGTAAGAAATTTAAAACCAGAGATAACCCTGAGAAAAAATTTCTAAGTTCGAAAAGAAAATTTAGTCCTCAAAATAAAAATAATTTATCGAGGAAATTGGTACGGTTGGAATCAAACGATTCTACTATTGCTAGACTACTTAAGACAAAATTGTCAAAATCAGGTTGCAATAAGAGAATCCGGTTGGACGTAGGCATACCTAAAACTCCTTTTCTGGAAATACTTCGTTCGGATATGAATGAGGAAGCTGGAACTGGACTGGACTTGGTCGAGATGCTTGACTATGACACTTATACTAGGATCGAGATCGATCCGTCATATGTTGAGTATCTAGAGTCACTTGAAATATACTAGACTTTAGACTAAGTACCTATAACCCGCACTTGATTGCTGTTGGGAAACTGGAGTGGTTTACAATGTAAATCTAACCATCAGGGGAGAGCCCTGAACACGATCAGTTTTGGATAGCAGTTAAGCGTATAGGTTGGACCCACGGAAAGTGGTCCTAAAGTGGATACAGACACGGTGCTGAGTATTGAACAGTTAGCGGTTACCCGGCTAACACCTCACACATGAAACAACAATAGTTCTTGTCATTCCACGCGGGGGGG